TTCCTGTATATATATTATTTTCATAAAATCCACCAGATGGTAAGAACTGAAAAGAATTATCACCTGTATATCCATAGCATAAAAATATTTCATTATTATTAGTAAAACCAGATGGTATTCTTATTTCTATGATATTTTTTAAACCGCCAGAATATGACTCATAAATGCCAGTAGGAAACGAACCGAAATTATCTACATATATTGTATGATCTGACCATTGAATTCCTGAATTTCCATAATTTTGAAACACAGAACCAGTAGAGTTAATTCCTGTTCCTGTTCCTAATATTATGTCCGTTATATTTTCAATCGATCTGTTACCTAAGAAATAATCATATTTAGTTTTATTTTTACCACTCTCTTCGACTAATATATGAAAATTACAATCTTGAGATTCTAATACCGAATCCCATTTAACAAAAGCATTAAGATTAAGTTCTTTTGATACGCTATTATATTCAGGATAAACATATCCTGTAACATTATTAATTTTATTTGGTAAAAAAACATCTGAATAAGAAGATGTTTTTATACCAGAAGATACTGTTTTTTGTCCACTTGCGTAATAACTATATGGAATTAGATGAACGAAGTAAGGTAATCTTACTGTATTATCTATTAATTGCGATTGACCGATTTGAACTAAATCAGGGATGATGATACTATCAACACTAGGAGAATTATAATTTGTATAATATAAATAATCTCCATTTATAGGATCGAAATTTATTCCTGTAGTAGCAAAAACATCAACAGATTCAATAATTCTTTTATCTGTGTAATCTAATTGTAATTGACTAAAATCGCTAATTGAATATCCACTAATAGATACATCTGGACTTCCAAAATTAATCAGAGCAGAGCCAGTGCTTCTATTACCAAAATAATCTTGACTTATTACATCAATAAAAAATTGATTCAAATTTACTGCATCTGATAAACCACTTAATGATACAAATGTATTGAATACTTCAGAAGCAGAAATATCATATGACGTTTCATTAAAAGAATTAAAATCAGTAAACAATAAATTTCTATTTATATCATAAAAATTTAAATAAAAACCAGAAAAACCATTATCAGAAATAAAATTAGTTAATATGTCTTTCGTTATAGGTCTTTGAACTGTCCATTGAAGCGATATATTATGTTCCGCGATCAATCCGCTTACAAAAGCCGTAGAAGGATCAATTCCAAAACTGATTGGCGAAAAAGTAGTATTTTTTGAGGAATAAATACCATTTAAATTTAAATCAATACTTTTAATTACAAAAGCTTGATCGTAAGCTATGCCACTATTGCTTATAAAAGCCATATTTTATTTTACACGTTAATTAATTTTAAATTTGAATCAAAAGCGTACAAATCAATATCAAAAACAATTACATCATTATTAGCAATAGCTAAATTCTGACCCAAAAAAACAGAAATTTTACCAGATTGATTTTTTAATCTCTTAAATTTTAAAACTTTACCATCTTTAGTTATTGAACAATATAAACCATAAACTTGAGAAATATTATCTAATAAATTAAATAAACCATCAAAATCAATTTCTATACTAAGATAGTTTTTTGTATTATAACTATCATTTAAAACCTCAGTTTCTATAACAAAAGAATAGTCAAAATTACTATTTACTGCCTGAGCATACGATAAATTTAATTTATTAATATAGTTTGCAATTATAGAATCTAAAACTGCTGGTAAAATATAATCATCTGTAGAGAAAATTATTTGTTTTTTATTGTACTGATTTTCATCAACAAATTGATTTTTATCTATAACATCAAATTTTTCTTCATTATATTTGATTGCCGATATACCAAAATCATTAGTTGAGCTTTCATTTATACCCGTAATTCTATAAAGATCTTCTTTTTCTTCATCTTCATTTAGATAAATAGAAAAATTAGCATCAGATCTTAAACTAGAAAAACTACCATATGATGGTAACGGATATCTAGAAAATGATATATCATTTATTGTTGCATATTGTCCATTAAATGCAGCAGATGCATACAATGGATTTCCAACAGATCTTGAAAAACCATCAGGAGATAAAGATTGGTTATTGAGATAAAAATAAACTTTTTTTCCATCGTAAACAATAGATAAAATATCAGTATCTTTTATTGTTTTAGAAAAATTAAATGGCGACGAAAAAGGATTACCATCATTCTTAAAAATGCCGAGCAAATTTGCACTATTAACATAGAATCCATATTCTATATCTGTAGCGTCATTAGTTATAGTTGCTGATGAACTTAAACCTATCACCAAAAGATCGTTGGGAGTTTTAACCTTGAAAGATAATTGACAACTTTTTACATAGCTTTGTTGACTGAAAGCTTTTTTATCCCAAGCGGCTGCAAGAGTTTGATCAGAACCTAAAATTCTATTATAATCAGAAGTAATTGTATTCTTTTTTAAATTCCAACTTAAAAAATCATTAGCAAATAATTTCAATCTTAGATTTGCATTATCTGCTTCAAAAATTGTTAATGAACTTTCAATGGTTTCATCATTTATAATTGATAAAAGTTTTATTCTCTTACCTAAAACATCGGTTGCCATTTCTCGATCAATATAAATATAATTATTTTTAAAATCTAAAGATACGACTTTACCAAATAAAACATTAGAATTTTTTAAATTATCCGCTATTCTTATTATATCTCCAATTTTCAATAAACTAGCTTCTATACCAGTACTAAAAGAAACTGTTTGAGATTCTAGTTTACCAGTAGTTAAAAACCATTTACCAATACGTTCTGCTTGAAATTTCGATGTTATACCAAAACCCAGAATTTCTTTTTCAATTAAACCATATTTTTTAATAAGTTGTGGATCTTCAACGTAAACAACTTTATCTTTAAAATTATCTAGTTTATCTAAATAAGAAACTTTAGCTATTGAAAAAGATGATTCTAAATTAGAAGAAGTATAATTAAAAGAACCATCTTTTGTATTAGAATTAGTAAAAAGATATGTTGTCGGTTTTTTAACATCTGTATTTAAAGATAATAAACCATTTTTAAAATAAAATATTCCTCTAAACACAGAAGATAAATCAGTTAATATTTTCAAACCCTCTGTTACATCATTTATGTATATATTTGCTGAAAAACGAGGTTCTAGAAAATCAGCGTATTCAGGGTGTTTAGCAACACATTTACCTGAAGAAACATTTAAAGAAGTATCGAATATTTTTTTATTTCTGAAAGATACTGAAACTTGTTCTGAATCTGAACGATAAGTATTAATTGGATTAGAAAAACCATCAAGATAAGAAAGAGCAAAATTTTTTGCACTATCTTCTGTATTTAAAATCGAAACATTGGATGATATATATTGTTTTAAAGAATCATAAAAACGTCCAGAAAAATCCGATTCAATAAATCGACGCACTCCAAAATCATCGCATAGTTTTATCTTTACAGTATTTCCAGTTTTAGTTACAGAAAGAATTATCTTTTTGAAATTTATATTGATATTTTCACCAAAATTATTCTTTACATCATATAAATAAATAATAGTTTTTTCTGGATATCTGGCTTTTATCTTATTTAAATCCTCTGTTGATATAAATGTTATTGTATTAAAATCTGTTTGATCAGAAGATAATAGATTATTAAAATCGAAAATATCTTCTTTGTATTTAGTGCTCGCATTTGTTATAACTAATTCATCACAAAATTTTGAAATTTTATATAATTCCCATTTATTCAAATCATTTTCAGATAATGAAGTTTTAGCCAAACCATAACGACTATTTATACATAAATCATAGAAAATCCATGCTGGATTATCTGTCCATTTTAATGCTTTACTAAAATCGCCATTCCAATCACCAATATACTCTCTGGAATCGGGATCGTAATTATTTGGAATATTTATTTTTAATAATTTACAGTCAAAACCTCTTACAGGAATGTTCGAAAAGTGTTTTGCGCTAATAGTATTTTTACATAACGCTGAATAAGGATAAGAGAACGCATAATCAACTTTCTCAATAATAGAATCTATATAAAACGCTCTTTGATTATTAGTTGATGTTCTATTTTTTTCTCCAAAAGCAGTTATTCTTTTTTCTACACTATATACATTTATTAAATATTCTGGAAAATTAGAAGCTAAATTTGTAGATCTATTAAATTTTATCTGAATAGGAATAATAACAGGATTTCCTTTGGCAACAAAATACCCTTGAAAATAAAAATAATTTGTTGTTCTTTCTGTTAAATTTGTAACACAAACAACAAATCTTATATTATTACCATAAGTATCTCCTTTACCTCCAATATAAAAACAAGGATCAATTTTTATATTTACCGTTGCACTTGTTATGTATTTATTTTTAACATAATGAGAAAAATTCCTTGCAACATTTTTTAAGGCTATCAATTTTATATATAAATCATTAGTTGTTGAATTAGTGAATGGATCGCCAATATATTTTTGTTGTAAACTGTTAAAACTTGATATCCCAGGATCTCTATCTAAATCATATACTCTAGAATCATATGTATAAACACAACTTGAAATATCATTAAAATTATTTACTTCATCTCCAAGGCTCAAATTAAAATTAGCAGCAGTTAAGTTTAATAAATTGGTTTTTTTATCTTTTACTACAACATCGTTATAATAAACGCCAAACGCTAAGGAAGAATCTTTATTTGCAATAGAATTATTCAAACTTAAATAATTAAGAGTATTACCATTTTGATCAGACAATCCTTCAATTGGCCCTTCACATAAAAGATCATTACTTTCATAAAAAGCTTCTGTATCCAAAGTAGCATTACTAAAAGTTGCAGCATGAGACAAAGTATTTACCAAATCTTGTTCAATATATATTAGTATATTATTAGTAGCAATTTGTGCCGCAGAAACACTTTGTTGATTTGTTTGGTTATTCGGATTAGAAGAAGTTGCTCCTTGACCTTGAACTATAGACGATCCAACGACATCTTCAAAAGCTCTAGCAAGAGCTTCAGCTAACTTAACTGGTGTTAATCCTTGCATATCAATTATTATTTATTTTATTTATAAATGTTATATCATTAGCTATCAATATACTACCAATTTTTAATCGACCATAACCGATTGGAATTGGCACATTTCTTTTAGTAACATTTTCGTATCCAGAAAATAATCTAGAATTATTTTTTATATCTTTTGGAGCTTTTGGAGTCATTAATGATGTAATCAATAATTGAATTCCAGTTGCTATAGCCATTAATAACAATCCAATTAAAAATGCTGAAATACCAAAATCAGCATTTAAAATCAGCGGAACAACTTCAACTTTAGAATTCTTTTTCAAAATTGGTGAATTTAAATATTCAGTAGGAACCGGCTTGTCATCAACATATATGATAAAATGAGTCAAATATTCCTGAAAATGACCTAATGTTGACAAAAGTTTTCCGCTATTAGCTTCAATAGCTTCAAAAATCTCAAAAACAGTTTTTACATTCAAATTCCATTCTGTTTTAACGTGTTCTTCAAATATGCCATGTAATTTAATATTTACCATATTATATTATAGTTTACACTTTCTTTCTTTAAATACGTCTTCATTAATATTATATAATAACATATGCATATTATGATATTTTTGATAAAAGATGTCTGTTTCTGAAAAATCAGAATTATCGATATGACTATGGAAATGATATAAAATAGTGTATTTATTTTTAATATTTAAATAATCTTTAGGAGATATCAAAGCATAGTTTTCTTTATTAGGATGTTTATTATCAACGACTATAAAATCAATAGCATTATCTTTTTCAACTATAAAACCGCAAACTTCTTCATTAGAATTTTCTTTGCAATAAAAACGTAATTTTTCAAAAATTTCAGGTTTTAGATTCATTATCGTATGGAAATGTTGCAGGAAATGCGCCAAAAGGTAAATACGGCATAGATTTTGTTAACCTTGTATTATCGTTGAACCTTAATCTGCAACCTTTAAGAGTTCTTGAGCATTTATCTTGAATCCAAACATTTGTATTTTGTAAAGGAAATTTATTAGAATTATCTATAATACAAACGAAAAAATTTTTCGGTCTATTAAGAGAAACCAATACCGCTTCATCACTTTCTAAATTTAATTGCGATATAGAATCAACATATATAAAATCACCAGCCACATAAGATGTTGACGATGACCATTCTCCTTTATACATTAAAGATGTTAAGTTGTAGCTACCATTGTAAGGTATATCATATAAATCACCTGAATTAGTAGCTGATGTTTTATTTACAAATACTTTATCATTTTCATCTGCGACAGGAACGCCCAAATAAGTATTAAAACCACCATTTATTGTTATTCCTTTAGGACCACTATAACTTTTATTATTTCCATAATTACATCCATAACATCTATAATTCCATGAACAAGTATCATTTGTGACTTTTCTTGCGGGTATTGATAATGACTGAACGTCTACTTTTGTAACTAATTCAAGTTCTACTATATTAATATTTTCAGCAGTTTTTGCATTAATTATTAATTTATCAAAAGCGATATACGTATTAAAATTAGAAATACCATAAGGATTAATTCCATCATCAAAATTAGATACATCTAAGTCTCTTGCGAGAACTTTTTTTCTATTGAAATTTTTACCAATCAAATCATTTCGATCCTGCATTATTTTGGAAAAATAATTATTTATATTACCAATTTGTAATTTCGGTCTACTTTGTCTGCCATCAGAATTAGTTTCAAAAGAAGAAAATTCACAAGGAATAAATGTATATTCTTTATTTTGGAAAAATATATTTTTATTAAAATTTTTAGAACCATGAAAACGTAAAAAACCTTCATTTGGTTCCAATTCTATTTCAAATAAATCTATTATAACATAATTATTAAGTTTGAAAAAAGTGTTCATATTATGCAGATATTCTACCAGCCAAATTGAAAGAATTCGGGAATCTTATTCTATCATTTATATTTAAATAATCATTTGCTGAAACGCCTGAAAACAATTTTATATAGCTTTGTAATAAAGAATTATGAACTTTTCTATTTTCATCATCAAATAATATTCTATTGAAACAAAGCAAATCAAAAAAAGTTGTTGTTATTCCGTCACCAGCAGAATCATTATTTTCTAATTTAAAAGTAGTATTTAAAATAGAAGACATAAAATTTGTCAAATTTCTTGATGCTTGTGGTGTTTCAAAGTTAAGGTCATAAAAAGTATGAAGGTCGCCATTTATATAAATGGAATAGATAGTGCCATTTCTTTTTATATTTAATATAAATGGATAAATATTATATGAACTGGTAACTAAAGAACTTGATAACTGATAATAAGAATTTGCAGCAGATCTATTAAATATTAAAAATGTTTCATCTGTATAATTATTTATTTTATAATCATACAAAAGAGAAAAAAAGAAATTAAATACATTAGATTCGTTTAAATAACTATTAATTTCTGTATTTGGAAATTTTTTGCATAAAACATTTTTAGAACTTATATTTGTACTATTTCTGTACCAATTTATTATACTTGTTACTTTGGGAACAATTATCGGCCTATTAAAACAGCCAACAATATATAAATCAAAGTTTTTGAAAGAATCAGAAGATGCAGATATATTTCCTGACAAAGAACCATTTTTTATACTTAAAGCTCTATAACCAGTCGAATTAAAATTTGAATTGTATGTCAATCCTGATGGACTCGGCGTATTTAAAGTAAAAATTGTTGATCCATTTTTATTTTTTGCAAGCCAAGAAGATGTGCTTGTTAAAAATGTGTTTTCCAATCTGAAAATATAATCTGAAGGTATTTCAGTGTTATAATATGATAAACGAACTGAAGAATTAGAATATTTTTTCAATAAATTTCCACATTGAGATACACTCCCAGGCATTTTATTAAATCTTAAATCAAATGTTTGAACCATAGTTTTATTAACAACATTTTGTGGAATCTGATTAAAATCGGTAAAAATAGTAGTAGGTTTATAATAAAAACCTACAACCTTAGCATTAAGCAAACCATCTAAATTAAAAATTTTAATATAAAAAAAATCTGACCCATCTTCACCATAACCACTTTGACTAGAATAAACTACACCAGCATTGCTACTTCTAATAACTAAACCTCCGTTTTTAACTATTATAGATTGATTAGGATTTTCTCTGAATTGATAATAAAAATTAAATTTAGTATTAATACCGAATTTATTATAACTACCATTCAGAGGAACATTGTTGTCTCTATTTTTTTGATCCACTCCAACGCTATATAAATCCCCACCTACGAATGCTACACCTGCCTTATTACCACCTCCACCAGCTTGCAATAAAGTTGTTTTTTCTACAAATAAATTATAAACAATATCTGTTCGCAAATTCGAATTAACAGTAGTTTGAGCGTCTAATTTAAAAACATTACCACCAGCTTCAGAATCCGAACATGATGGATCTCTACTTAAATATTTTTGATTAGTTAATCCTATTATATTATGAGGTATAGGATAAAAATCTGGTATGTCTCCACCTTTTCCAAAATTCCCTTGAACACGACAATCATGCGGTATGTAAAAATTTATACGAGTTGGATTAGCATCACCTGTAAAATTCCTAAATATTATATTATTTAAATTAACTGCATAAGCAGCATAACTTGAAGACGAAAATGACGAGTTGTTTGGAAAATATATATTTATACCAGAATAAAAACTAAAATCAGCAGATCCATTATTTGTATCGATTATTTTTTTAGATAAATTATAATCTATATAATTACCATTTTCGATATAAACATTAAATGGTTTTTTAGTAAATTCAATATTCGGTCTATAAGCAGCAGAACCTGAAAAACCCAAGATTACTTCTTCTGATAATTGTTCACTTACACTATCTATACCAGTCGCATAAATACTTATTCCACTATTGTCAGTGCTGTATGTATAAATTCGCGCGTAATAATCTGTTTCTAAATCAAGCTCTGGATAATCGTTTTTTGATATATTTTGAATTATTTCTGATTCTGGAAATCCATAATAACTTGCAAATCTAGGATCATCATCTGTATTTTTAGAAATTGATATTTCTTTAGAATAAACTATAGATGAAAAATTATTTGATGTAGATAAATCTAACGTATATCCAGTAAAATAATAGTTGTGCAAACTTCCCGTTCCAGTAGGAGGATACCATTTAAAATCATAATTTAGACCTTTATTAACATCATAATTTCTTAATGCAACAAATCTACGCACTGCTCCAGCAGTATTTGAAATAATTCTTGATCCTGTTATATCTAATGTTATTACACCGCTTGGATCAACACTACCGTCTTCAATAGACTGACCAAAGATGGTTATTTTAGTAATATCTGTAGCAGTTGATGCCGTTATTGTTGGTTTATAAAAAATATCAAATTTACCAGACGAACCATTATCTATAATAAATTCATTTTTGGAAACAAAGAATTCAGTCGAAGGATTTGTAAAATCTATTTTATATTCGACATCAGAATTTCCACTATTGCAAATAAATACTGGATAAACAGAACCAAAACCAGTTAAGCATTCACCAATATGTTTACCAGTTGTATTTACATATGTCATAATTTTATAATTGTATTGAAAAATATATCCGAATCGGTTAACCCTTTAAATTCTAAAAATTTTATAGATATATCATGATTATTTTTAAATTTATATGTGTGATTCCATTCTGGAGCATACACATCTATTTTTTTATTATAAGGACTTGGCAAAGTCATTTCAAAAATTTTAAATCCTCCATTTACATCTAAAAATTTAAGTATAGCTTGAGCTTCTTTATCTGATCTATTACTCAAATTATAATTAAATTCAAGACTAGTTTTATTTATTCCATAATTTTCAAAAGCTGCTGCCGATGAGTCAAACTCTGTTTTTATAAATTTAGGAGATACAGACATTTGAAAATCTAAATCTGGTTGAAAATAAAATGATCTTGTAAATAATGAATTATTACCAGTTGGTCTTTGGTTATGAGTTGGAATTGTATTATCTATTCCAGTATACCAATAATAGCCTTTTTCACTTTCAACATTTGTTTTGTAATAAACAATATCATTTTTATAAAACGCTTTGTTTTCATCAAAAAAAGATGTAACTTCTTTACCTGTAACTTGATATCCTCTATAATCTAAATTTGAATCATAAGCTGATAAGCATTTTATATTTATACTATTCAAATTAGCTTCTGCGGAATTATATTGCAAATCAGAAAAATAAATTTTAGAATTATTTTTATATGGGAAAAATAAATCTATATTTACATTTTCATAAGAATCAACAATTGTTTTAGGAGTATATTCAAAAGTATTTTGAAAAAAGCCGATCAAACATCTTGCTTGAGTATCGGTTAAACCATTATATTGCAAATTAAATTCTGTATTCAAATTATTGATACTTGATATTACATTTGTATAATAATTATCTCCATAATTTATTCTTGCAGCTTTAGTTGCAAAATTGGCAGAACAACCATATGTTTTATTAAAAACAGAATCAATATTTTTTGTTAAATAATCTTCTCCAGTTATATTAATAGGTGCATACCTATAATCAGAAGCGGTAAAATTATATTTAGCAATATATAAACCATCGTCATTCGTAAAATGTTTTTCAAATAAATATTTTTCAATTGAAAGCATATCATCATCTGATGGAACTTTTGCAAAACCTAAAATTTCATAATATGATATATTTGAACCGTCATAATTATAATCAGCATTCAAAGTATTATTAGCATGAGAATTAACCGCAGATCCTAATCGAAGACCACTGCAACCAGAATTAAAATGTTCAGTAGTTAAATTTAATAATTCATAACCATTATTTCTTAATCTTAAATTATTAGTATTATTATTTTTAATTATAGATACAATATTTTTATTTTTTATTACCCTTGATGCCGAAAATGCAGAATTAACTGATAGAGGTGAATTTTCTGATTGTCCTGTCGGATTAATGATGAATTGTTGAGAAGCTGTAGGAACATTTGTGTTCCAACTATATATTTCATTATTTCCAGAAATAGAAAGAAATCCGCTTGTAGCGCAATTAGTTGGATATCTAGTTTCAGAATACAAATCTGTATCAATAATTGTTGCAATATTTGGTTTAATAGGATATCCATAATCTCCTTGTCTTAAACTTTCAAATTCATAAACTATAAACCAACAACGATCACCTGTGAGAAAATTATTAAAACCATCGCCAATTGTAGATAAATAATTAACTTTATATGGTATGTCTGATATAGAAGCTTCAAAAGTTATACAATTTCTATATTTATCATATAACGGCCTTGTATCTACGACTGTGTTTTCATTATGTAAGTCTTCTCCTATTTCATGACCCACGGCTGAATTATACCATTTATAAACTCTACCAGATGAATCAAATTCTAAATTATTTAAATTATCTAGATTAAACCATGCATATAAACCAGATAAATTCAATGGATCTTTGAAATTACCTGTAAAATATTCAAAATCAACTAAATCATATTTTGAATATGAAGTCGGAACATCAAAGTTTTTGATTCCCGTTATTGAAAATTGCGTATCTAAAAATTTACTCATAACGTGTTTCTTAATGGAGCTACTCGTTGATTTATCGATAATGTGCTTTGCAATAATCCATTAACATCAATATTCAAAGAACGGGCGTCTATTTTACCTGAGATATTAAAAGTATTTAATAAATTATTATTATAATCGTTCAAGTATAAATCACATATACTATCAGTTCCTTCAATGTCCGATACATTTGATTTTTTAAAATAATTACCATCAACCGATACAGATTTAGCTCTATTTATTTTTGCTACTCTAAAAGGAACAATTTCATCATTAGCGAAAAACGGAACTCTATCACAACTTTCATTATAACTATAAGAAAAAATTTCTGAAAAACCAAAAACATTAGATGAGTCTAAAATATATGAATTATTTGAATGAGATATTTGTGATAAATATTCTACTGGTCCACTTGGACCACTAGGACCGCCAATAGATTTATTAGACAAACTATATGTACTATTAGCGTTATTTATCTTTCCATACCAATCAAAATCCGCTGTTAATAAAATAGGTGAAAACTGAGTCGCATTAAAGCTTAAACTTTTTAAATAACAATTATTAATAGTTATTCCGCCAAAATCACAATTAACGCTTGTTTCTGACGATCCAACTACATTTAAATAATTGGGTAAAGATCCAGTTAAATAAAATTCAATAGATAAACCACCAATTACAGTTTCTTGAGGTGCATACCTCAACAAACTTCCATCTGCGAGCAAAACAGGTTGAATATTAGATTGCAAAGATATCTTAATTGAAGTAGAATAAAAAGTATTACTATTTATTCTAAAATCAAGATTCTCATATTTTATGAATTTGGTCATTATACAACAGTATATTTTATAGAACTACTTATCTTGACTGGTATATCTAGTGTTGTAAAATTAGGTTTAAAAAGTCGATATTGCAAAAGTTGCCCCGAATTAAATAGCCCTGATACTGAAGACGAAAAAACAATTTCAGCAACTTGATTTGTATTCATAGTTACTGTTCCACTGCATTTTACATTAGCATAATTACCAGTTGTATCAATATTATTATATCCATTACTAGTTGTAGTTGTCGGTGTAATAGCGTAAAATTGGAAAACTACATTTGAAGATATTGTATCAGATGTAAATAATTTTACTCTTTCTAATTTTCCATTATACATTGATACTCCAAATGGAGCATCATTATTAAAATTTCCACTGCTTATTACAGAAGAGCCATTGACACCAAAAGGATCAATATATATATTTGAAGTACCAGTTAGTGAAGTTTTATAAACCTCAATAAATTGACCTTTACAATAAGAAGAATTTGTTGTATATGATCCATCAATATCAAAATTTCCAGCTGTTGTTAATTTCGCCATAACATCTGGACTTGCTCCGAAATATCCATTTTTTATAAAAACAAGACAATCATTATCTAAAATACCTAATGCAGAATCATTATATAAATTACCAATTGACCATTTTGGAATATTTACAGCAGCATCGTAACGCGAAAAAGTAACTAAACTATTTCTATTTGCCGTTGCATCTAAAGATGTATCTTTATTTGCTGCAATAACTATTTGAGTAGTTCCTTGAACAGCGGTACTTTGAAATGATGCGGGTGTATATGCTGTAGGACTATTTGTAGCCACATCTAATCTAAATTGTGGACCAGTAGTACCAAGACCAAAATTTCCTACAGTATCTATGATTGCATTGTTAATTGATAAAGTGGCACTTGGACCAATAAATGTTTTATTTGCAGAAAGACCAAAGTAATTTATATTTGTAGCATTTCTTAAACTTAATAATGTATTTGTTTGATTTGTTTGAAATCTACTAACTTGAGCAACAGTACCGCTTACATGCAATGTATGAGCTGGAATTGTGTGGCCAACACCTACTTTTGGAGATACTGCATCATTATCAACATATAAAGCATTATTACCTAATCTGACATCTCCTAAATTATTATAGTTTAACGAAAAAGTTTCATCTGCAGCGTTTGTTTTTATTTCACCATTATATGGATCAAATATAATTGAATTGCCATCATATTGAAATTCTGAATATTGACCACTAACTAAGAATTTTCTATTCAAAGATGTTGTAGAATCATGAATGGCGAAATTACCATTTAGATCTATTGCCATCAAATTAGTAAAAGTTGATCCTCCATTTGTTGATGACTCTAAGTATAATTTTGTATCGTTTGGTTTTTTTGCAAATTGATAATATGTTGATGGATCTGTTATACTTATACCAATTTTTCTAGCTACACTAGATGTACTTAATCTTATTTGACCAGAACCATTTGTTGCGCTTGTATTATCAGCTACATCTAAAGATACATATGGCGTTGTATCGTTAATACCAACAAATCCATTAGTACCACTTACCGTCAAACCAACAAGACCAGCGCTTTCAAATAAAGATATACCACTAGCATTTTGAGCGGTTAAAGAATTAAAAGACTTAGCTAATTCAGACCTTTCAATCTTATTATTATTAGTTGATGTAGAATCGGATATCAGAAATATATCTGTATCTATCACCGAACTACCTAATTTTGGAGACAAAGCTGAAAGTGTTGACATAAATTAATTTAAATATCCTTTATAACTTAATTTTACACTTAAAATATCATCTGCGTTAGATGTAAATTCTTGATTTATCAATTTAACATTATTAAAAGATTGAGTAAACAATGTTGCTCCTACCGCTTTTTGAGCAACAACAAGATCACCAATACCAATATTCAAAAATTGCGAAGAACCGACAGATAATTTTTCATCTTCAAAAACGACTCCTTTTATAAGAATAGAAAAAGACGAATCAGTATCATTATTTAATTGCTCATAAGCTTTTCGCGCAGAATAATCATCGATTTCGATATTAAAAGAGGCATTTATTTCTATTGGTAAATCACATAAAACTTCATAAGGTACATAATTATTAGATGTACCTAATATATAAATAGGTTTTTTTGGACAATTTATAGAATAATCAAAACTAGTTATTCTATTCGAACTTGAACCACTACAAGTTAGTGTAATATCTTTAACTTGTGGAACAGTCATAAATTTAGTTTGTCGATTTCCAAATGCAGAATAACCAGAACCAATATCGCCAAAAACTTGTATACTAGCTGAAGTTTGAGGTATTTCTCCAACCGAACAAGATAAATTAAAAGAATTTAAATAACCACTTTGAAAACCAATAGACTTATTATTATAGTTAATACTAGCAGCCAATGGTATAGCTTCAAGATCATTTCTTTCACCTGTATAATTCAAAAGTGGTTCATTATATAATAAATATTTGTTTATATTAAACTCAGCAGTTGGAACTTCTGCAATAACTTGTTTATTATAACCAAGACCTATTGTATTAATTGGAGCGTAATTGATAGAATACCCACCATCGACAGATATAACACCAGAGATAGCTTGACCATCAAGATAAAATATATTTTCGTAATTTAATATTGCGTTTTTCATGCTTATGTTTTTCTAGTACCCGCTAATGAACCGCCGAATCTTTGTTGATCACGAATCACATCAAGAACTGCGCCATATATTCTAGTATTAAGATTATTAGATAATTCAACATCTTGTTGTTTATAAGATGTGCTATTAGCACCCATTTGTATAGTACCGTCTCTATTTACTGTTGTATTGAAATTAAATGAATTACTAGCATTACTATTATTAACTGTATTAGAATTATTTGCAACTGGCGACATTCCTCCAGCTTGCATACCAGCACCATATTTTTTAACTATTGGTGAATTATATAATCCACCTTCCATATAACCAGGAATAGTATCTGATAAACGAGAACCAATTAAACCTCCAGTTTGGCGACCTTTTACTTTTGGAGGCAAAATAGATCCAAAACCAGTTCTTGGAGTTCTTACGGTTGACATTCCTGTTGGACTTATATATCCTGATTCTACATATTTTTGAAAATTACTTACTTGAGCTTTTGATAATCCAGTTTCTGCATATAATTGAGGAGTATCACCATATGTTGATAATCCAGCAGAAGCTATTGCTCCAGTTCCACTTTGAACCATTTTTTCTGCTGCTTTGGCTTTCATGTTAGAAGCAACATTTTGTAATCCCGCTCCTATTGCAGCAGTTGCCACAGAAGCGACTAAAGATCCAACCATTTGAGCCACTTGAGCTTGTCTTGCGCGTTTTTTCTGTCTAGCTTCTTCGGCTTTTCTTATCTCTTCATCGCGCAATTCTTTATATAAAGAACTATTCTCTAGTCCAAAAGTTGTCATGCCTTCTTCCATAGCTTTCATATCACTCAATTCCGCATTGAATGATCCTCCACTGGCAAATCTTGGAGCCATCGAAAAATTAAACGTATCTAAAGCTGCTGGACCACCCATTGCCATTACCGCTCTTCTGTTAAGCACGTATTCGCCATTCTCAAGTAATGCTGGATATTTATCTCCAGAACCAGTTCCAGAAATATACATGCCAGATTGTGCGCGAATTAAACCGCCAGCTTGTTTTGTCAATAAATTATCAATTCCTAAACTACCAAGTATTTTATAAGTACCAGCTTGCATCAATGTTGTGCTTACTGAATCTAAAAAACTAGCAGCAACACCCATCAAAGCATCTCCGAGATTATCAGACTCTTTTATTGCAGCTTTAATACCATTTACCATGCCATCAGCAAACATTTTTGGCAAATTTTCTGCTAGATTCAAAACAAGCTTATCTCCTTCACCATTTAATTCACCGAAACCTTTTGCTAATCTACCACTTATTGTATTAAGTTGTCTATCTGTTGATGTCTGCAATTTAATATCATCATCAATCTGTTCTCTTGTTATAGTTAAAACTTTTCGTTTTGCATCTATTTGTTCGCGATATCTTTTTATAGTATTTGCTAAAACCACGTTACCAGCTTGTTCAGCTTTTAATTGTTCAGCACTTAAGAAATTTCTTTGCTCTATTTCTGTCATGCCTTTTCCACCAACGTTATTAAAACCTGCATTTGCCATCGCATCTTCAAAAGTTTTAGAATTATATACAGGATTATTACTAGCAGAAGCTACGCGAGATTCTTTAATACGCTGAAGAGCTTGAAATTGAGCGAATTTTTGTGTACCGTATTCATTAGTTAAATCAACATTTTGAATCTGTTTTTGTCTCATTACCTCATATTCATCTGCACCACCCAATTCTCCGCTTAATTGTGTTTCAATCAATGTCATTATTGTGTCATTCAATTTCAAAGTCGCAGCGGTATTTTCTTGCTCTGCCGCCATTTCCAACATTCTTTGTTGAATTTCAGCATTAATAGCTGCATCTTCAGCCCCTCTTTGTTCTTGTAAAATCTTATTTTGTAAATCGATTCTTCTTTCAGTTATTTGAGCTGTTCCCATTCCGTATGTCTGAGTGGGATCGTTTAATTGACGTTGAAAAGCAGATACTCTAGCGCCACTTTCGGCTTTAAATATATCTAATCTGTTTCCTATAGTCGCAGAAAGATTTTTCATACTTTCCATGCGAGCTAAATTTTCTTTATCAACTTTTGCTTTAGCTATAGCTATATCTCTATCTACAGCAATTCTAGCCTCACTTAATTGTTTATTTATTTCTAGTTCTTTTTTAGCGTTGGCTTGTTTTAGATCAAACAATTTTTGTTCGCGAGCTGAAACATCAATTGCGCCTTGTAATTTTTTTACTTCATTATCATTTGTGTATAAAGCGGTCTGTTTTTGTAGTTCTTTTATAGCTTTTAAAGCTGATTCTAATTTAACGTATTCATCAGATGCTGTTTCAGCAGAAGTTGATATCGCTTCCATTTTACCAGTAATACCCTTTAATACATCATCTATTTGACTTACGTTAGTTAATTGAAATCCCGCTGCTTCAATCGGTTTTTGAGCCTCAGTAAATGCTTGTGTCTGCATTTGCTCTGCTAAAGATCTAGCGTCACCAGTAAAAGTTCCAGATTCTAATTGTGATAAAATATTTTTTTCAAAAAACTGAGCTGAAGTTTGAGATGGCAAAAATGATGATTTAAATGATTCTGTTAGATCTTTTGTAGTTTTATTTAAAAATATAGATCTTTCATTAGCTTGTTCTGCTATAGCTTTATCATAATCTTGTTGACTTTTCTGCAATAACATTTCAGCTTTTTGACCAGCAGTTGCAGCAGTGAAATCAAATTTTCTAGCGTCAGGAAGATTGTTAGATAAAAATGAATTTATACTATCTTGAAAATTCATTGAAAAATCAAGAATTGCAGATTGTATTCTTCTTTGTCCCGAATCTCTTTCAAAATTTAAAGAAATATCAGACGCTGCTTTTGCGATTCTTTGTTCAATTTCTAAAAATATTTGATTAAAAGATTTTGTAGCAGCATTATCTAATCTGTTAATTGATTGGCTCACCCTAGAAACAAGATCAGCTTTTTCTAAACTATCAGCAAGTTCTTTTAATTGATCAACAGTCATTGAACTAAATTTTTCTATAGTAGCTTTATATTCTGATTTAAATGTAGAATCGCCTTCATTCAAACCTCGCATTTGTAAAAGACTTAATGCAAGTTGATTTGGAGTTGATAATCCTCTTGTTTTATTTAACATTTCTGTAGTTAGCGTAGTAGCATCACCAGACAATTTATTACGATCATTACGCGCTTGTGTAATTCTAGTACTATAAGATTCAGTTATTGTTTTAAAATTTGCCGCTTCTCGTAATTGTTTTATGACTTCAGATTTTTGATCTTTTTCTAATCCGAATCCTAATGCTGAAGCTGTTGTTTTAATATCTGTTTTTTCAATAGTACCTTTTTGCAATGCACTTTTTTTAGCAACTAAATTAGTATATTTTTGCAATTCTTCTGTCATCTTTTTTACATCTCCACCTGTAGCGTTGAAAATTTCTTGTAATTTAACATCCGCAATTTCATTGAATCCTAAAGATAATTTTTTAGTAGCATTTTCAATATCAGAAGATGATGCGCCAGACGCTATCATCTGCATTAAAGATTTTTGAGCTTCAATATATGAAGAAGCCGCTGAAATACTGGCTTGAGATTTTTGGACCTGTTCTTGATTTAATTGTGTTAGTTCTTCTGCAC